CGAGTGACGAAGAAGACTTCTTCAACCAAGACGATCAAGATTATTATGACGGTTTTGAGGATGAATCAAAACATCCGGAGACCAACACTCCCATACCCCCGACACCACCCTCCCCACCGAAGCCGGATTTTCACACGTCCCTCGTTGGCGCGAGGGTGACCGTAATCAAGGGAAAGAAGAAAACCCCCACGCCCTCCCAGATACCTGGCGAGAGACCGAGTACTGTTACCCCATCCCCGGACACGCAACAGCTGCTTGGCATGCTCGCCGAGATCAAGGAGGCTTCAGATTCTTTGCACCAAGCCCAACAGCTTCAAGCCAAGGCTCTATTATCGCTAGAGGGACAACTTCAGGCATCCCAAGCCACACTCCAAGCTCAAGACGCGAAAACTTTGCGACAAAAGCAGAAAAGGAGCGAAAAGAGGAAGAAGAAGAAAATGTTGAAGGCCTCAAACAATGGCACAAGCCAAGACTTGACGCCCGCGCAGCCTGGGACAGCCTCAGTTCCCAGGCCTCTAGGAGAGTCCGTGGCGACCAACCCTCAATAAAGGTGCAGGATGCCCTTCTCAAGGACACTCTTCTTCTATACCCGCGGTCTTTGCCTCCTATCGGTTTCGAGAAAGAGGACCTTGACTATGAAACGATTACAACCCGCATAGAATTCATTCTAGACTATAACATCAAGCTTTCATCAAAGCCCGGAGTTCCGTATTCGAACATGGGCCAAGACAACAAAGCTTTCATCAAGAGTAACCGACAGCTAATTATCGACCTTACCATCCAGAGACTGGACCTCTTAAACAAAGGCGTCCTCACGGATGAAGTGAGTCCAGAACAGCTTGTCTGGGAGTCATATTGTGACCCCACTCGGGTGTTTGTAAAGGATGAACCCCACAAAACCAGCAAAGTCCAACAAAAGAGATGGCGCCTCATATTTGGCGTCTCTCTTATAGATCAGCTGGTGGAGAGGCTTCTTTGTGGTTCACAAAACAAAACAGAAATAGCTAATTGGTGGTCTATTCCTTCCATGCCTGGATTGAGTCTAACAGACGACGGAAGTCTGTCGTGGATTTACTCCAGAGTTATGCGGTATTCCCAGAAATGTGGAACTGCATTGGCGGAA